CCCGCTCAATCGGGATCGCTTTTTTCAAGTTATAACCAAGTCGCAATCCCAAATCAGAAATCAACTCACCAGGAACGACGGCTGCCAAATACCCCGACCCAACAGCCCTATCTGTCCACTTCGTTCCTGCAACTCTGTGGGGTGTAAATAGCCCCACTTTGTAAAAATCGTTTCTGCGCATGACAAAACAGTTAGAACCTGCGCGCATATTTAGCCGACAGTCTCCAGCTGAAGAAGAAATAAAACCCCTGTCATAACGCTCTCGAAGTCCCAACATTGGGTAATCAATAGGGGTAGCGTAAATCTTTGCACGGGGATGTTCTTCCAAAACAGTTAAACACGCTTCAAGCCAACCATCTCTATAGAAAATATCATTATCAGCAATACAGATATAATCGCCGTAAGCACTAGCAATTCCTTGGTTTCGAGCTAAACCAAAATGTAAATTAACCGAGTTTTTAATGTAACACTGTATCAAATTTTGAGACAGACACGCACGAATCCAGTCGGAAATATCTTCGTCTCCCCCGTTGTCAACAACAATAATTTCGACGGGGAGGTGCTTTGTGGTAGCAAACAAAGACTCCAAGGAAGTTCTAAACATTTTCGCTCTCAACTCGTTTGGAATGTGAGAGGCAATGATAATGCTGGTATATCGTTTCGGTCTCATTTTGGTGTACCCACTCCAATATAACGGTGAGTGACCTTAAAAACCTCGCTCCTAATAATAGACTTACGTTCAAAAAACCATTCTACCCGAAAGAACGGTTCAACAAGGTTTTTTACCTCGTCAAATGTTTCATACACCTGTTTATGAAAAGGAGCTGGTGCGTTACGGGGAACAGAAAAAATAAACTTATCACAAGTCTTGGCTGCCTTTTCGACAACGATTTCTGGATGTCCAAGATGCTCTAAAACTTCAAAGGCAGTAATAACCTCAAACCTCTCTCCTGGCCACTCCTTTTCTACATTTAATTGCCAAATTCTTGCAGGGCAATAATAGTGGTGAAGCGTTGCCTGACGAAGCTCTTTAGGAGAGAAATCCACCCCTGTAATTTGTTTGGAAAAATAAGAAAGGAGAAGCGTCCCATCTCCCTTGCCACAACCAATATCTAAAACTCTTTTTCCAAGACAGTGCCACATCGACCAAGCATAAACAGTCATGTTATTGATCCTTCTTCGACGATAACGCGCCCCGCGTCGTTCCCACGGGGTAAGCACTTCATCCAAGCGGTTAAACGTGTTGACGAGTTCTTTCATGGGCTAATATCTTTTCTTGCGCGTCCCTGTACGCGGTCTTATCAAACTCCCCGAGAGTGGTGTCTCCCATCCATAAATTAACAGGAGCAACTGGCCCACCCATTTTCGCCCGATCAAGAACAGACGCGGGCAAATACTTTTTACAAATATGGCGGAAAGCCCACTTTGTTACTCCGTTTCTGATTTTCATGTCATCTGGCAAATGGTAACAATATTCGGCCAGTTCATCGTCAATGTACGGATAAACGAGATTGACCCCTGTAGCTTTTGCCAGTCGTTGTTCCATAAATTCAATTCCACTCATTTGCATATCTAATTTTCCAATGGCCCCCTGAAGCGGATAATGGTGCATCATTTTGAACAAGACATCCTCGCTCACATCATACCCCATCAGCTTTGCGTATTTAACTAAAAGATTGCCTCCAATAGCTCGATCGATCATCTCGCCATAGCACATCAACTCGGGGATGTCGTAAATCTTACGCAACTCATCAAAAATTATCTGTCGCGCATAACCACCCAAATATTCATCTGGCCCCTCTCCAGATAGAATGGTCATACCACGTGCTTCGGCCATAACCATATAAAATGGAACAAGAGAAAAGTGGCTGATAGGCTGACCCATAGCCAAAACCGCGGGCTCTAAATATCGCTCAAAATCTTCTTTTGTTGGGGTAATTATGCGCGTGCGATCACGAAGATGGAGATGGTCAATAATAGCATCAGCGTACCGAGACTCGTCATATTTTGCACCGTATGGGAATCTAACCGAGAATACCACATCAGGTTGTGAAACAGCAGCAAGGTAGCCAGAATCAAAGCCACCAGAAAGAAGAACACCAAAAGGCCTCTTAATTTGCGCAAGACGAGCATAGACTACATTAGATATTTTACCTTCAAGTTCATTGACTCGTCGTAAATCTTCAGCAGACAGGTTTTCGGTAACGATTGATTTTGTCTCACGTTCTCTTGTCATCGTCCCCATTATCAAACGAACGGAGATAGATGTCAACACCCTCCTTGAAAGAAATGTCTGCCTTAAACTTTAATTTTTCTTGCGCAAGTCGCATTGAAGCGCAAGAGTAAAGAGGATCGCCTGCGCGCATGGGCAAGTACTCTCGTGGGACATGAAAATAATCTGCGACTTCGTTAATAGTATGCGTCTCTCCCGTCCCGATATTGTAAGCTAACCCCCACGCGTCAGAAATTTCCAGGAAACGCATATTGGCTTTAACGACATCATAGACATGAACAAAATCGCGCTGCTGTTTCCCATCCCCATAAATTGTGATTTTTCCTTTTTTGACATCTCGCGCGAAGGAAGAAAAGACGTTTGGGTATGCGCCACCAGCTCGTTGCCGCGCTGTCCCATAGACATTAAAATATCGTAAAGCGGCCGATCTAACTCCATAAAACTTGGCGTACATCAGAACTATTTGCTCGGCAGACAACTTTTGAACACCATAAAGATTAAGCGGTTTTGTCTTTGCCGTTTCGTAAATAGGCTCTTGGGATTCAGGCTCGCCATAAACGGAAGAGCTGGAAGAAAAGATAAATCCTGCTCCCCACTCTCGTGCCAACTGGAGCAGATGCAAAGTGGAGGCCACATTAACCTCAAAAGACAAAATAGGTTTCTCTACGCACTCTGGAATTTTGGCCATTGCCGCCAGGTGGAACACATAACTGTAACGGTTCTCCTTAAACAGCCTTTTAATTTTTCCTCGATCTGTCGCGATGTCGTACAGGTGATTGGTGGCATTAACATTACCATTTTCCATGTGCCCATTGCTTAAATTGTCCACGACATCGACCTTTAACCCATCACGAACCAACGCGTCCACTAGATGAGACCCAATGAAGCCCAGACCGCCCGTTACTAAAACTTTCATGGTTTTTGATCCTGCCACTTACCATTCCAGACAGATTGCATCCAGTCGTAAGTAGCCTGAATCCCCTGTTTGAGAGTAAATTTAGCTTCCCACCCCAACAATTTTTTGGCCTTAGAAGTGTCGATAAGTTCTCGGCGTGTTTGACCGACCCTGTCGCCAACGTGTTTGATATCGGGTTTAACACCAGTAACCTCGCCAATTATCCCCACCAAATCAAGGACGGATTTTTCTTCTTCCGAGGAAATGTTGATTGTCTCATTGACAACCTCTGGATGTTGAATTGCGGCGACAATACCATCCGCTTCGTCGTCAATGTAGGTAAGGGTTCGTGTCTGCTGTCCATCTCCGTGTACAGTGACTGGTTCGCCAGAAAGAACCTGACCCAAGAAGCGCGCAGGAGCAAGGGAGTCCCTCATTTCGGGCCCATAGGTGGTCGCAATCCTTAAAATAATAAACTCTAAACCATAAGACTTATGATAAGCCTTAACAATATGTTCTCCCGCCAGCTTTGCTTCAGCGTAAATCTCGCTTGGGTTCACTCGCGATTCTTCGTTTGAAGGCAGATCGGGGGTATTCCCATAAGCACAACAGGTGGAAATATAATACAGCCGCTTCTTATGCTTCGTGCAATAATTAGTCGTTAAAACAGTTCCCCAGACATTGACGTGCATCCCCCTAAGTGGCGTAGCCTCAAAAACATTTAAGTCAGCGACAGCCGCCATTTGAATAACAATATCGTTTCGCATAATCGCGGGTTCAAGTTGGGACGGCTCGAGCATATCTTGACCAAAAACAAGGTCAAATAACTCAACTTTATGGCCCAGCGCCTGTAAGCGACGAGCGACTGCGTTACCGATAAAACCGACACCTATAAGCAAACAGTTCATATTGGCAACTCACACTTAGCTAACAACGGGGTGTCTGTCGTGTTCCCATCAACTGTTTCCGAATCATCAAACACACTTAATTTTTCAGCCGAATATAAGACAACCGCCCTAAAGTGTTTCGTCAAAATATCGTAAAACTCCCCCGCAGTCCACTCTCTAACATGATATTCGTTGGCAGGTTGTTCTTGCCCCAATTTTGGACTATTCCTGTTTGGCGAACTAATAAAGAAAATCGTCCTTCTTTTGTCATCGTGAAATCTTTTGAGGTTAGCGAAAACAGCTTCATAATCTTTGACGTGTTCGATTACCTCGACGCAAACTACAATGTCAAAAGTCGCAACGGGCCGAGGGAACTCTCTGGCGAGGTCGGCAACCGCAAACTTGATTCTAGGGTTCTCATACAACTGCTGAGCAGCAAGGATCGTTCCCTCATTTTTATCAACTCCCCATGCTCCCACAGCGTCACGCCCCAAGATATTAGTACCAATCCCAAGACCACAGCCAGCATCCAATACAGTCTTCCCAATGCACCAACAGTTTGAGATTGCTTCATATATTCGAGTTTGTTCTGGGGCTTTAAGAATCCGCTTCTCTCGAAATCGGGCAAAGATTTTTTCGAACTCTGGAAAATCTGATTTTTCATCATTCTCTCTATACATCTTCGTTGACAACTGGTCTCTGTGGGGGCGGAGACCCAGCTTTTACTTTTCCCTTTTCTTCTGCTGTCTCCCAATTAGCATATAACAGAGGCTCCAATTCGTTCTTAAAAATATAATCAAAATTAAACTTTTGACGAATTTCCCTGTGTGATCGATAAAGCATATTGTGCCCCAACTCCGCTTTAATAATTTTAGCGACATCGTTGTAGTAGTTGTCCTCTCCCGCAGGATGGCTAGTAACTGTCGTAACCGAATCAAACTTAAAATAAAGAGCGTGTGGGCCAACGAAATCTTTCATTGGAGAGAAGTCTTCATTAAGGACTAAAAGATTTTTTCCCAAGGCCGCCTCTAACAAAACTAATGGACAATTCTCTGACACCGAGGGGAAAAGAAAGACATCAGAGAAATTCATAAGCTGGGTAACAACCTCGTGGGGGACACCATTCTCATACTTTGGGGCGTCAATTAGAGAAGTGAAAATCAATTCGTGTTGTGGGTTCAAGCCGTAATCCATCGCCAAAGACCGCATTTCCTCAATCGCCTTTTTTTCTTTGTCCCCATTAGCGTGAGCATTACAAACAATATAACGGACACTCATCCCGTTTTCTTTTAACTTTGCCATCACTTTAATTGCCTTGTGCAGTTGTTTGCCAGCCGCTCCCATCCTTGTAGTGGAAAGAGGATAAACCGCAATTACATCCGCCTCGCTCAAGCGATAATCAGTAATAATTTTATCTGTGAGTTCATGTACTCCTTTTTGCATTCGGAAATCAATGGGGTTATGAACGACATGAACAAAATTCTGATAAGTACCATACATCTCCGCAGCACGCGTGGTGTCGTACCCATTCATGTAAATCAACCGCGACCTTGGGGGAAGTGAATAAAGACACTCTATTGGATAGTAAAGATTTCTGGGCCTTGCAGAAGCTCCAGAGTGCATCCAATGGTAAAACTTGATGTTGGGATTTGGGGGAACAATTTTATGGAGAGCGGCGTTATACGGCAGAAAGGAATCTTGAAAAATTACATCGTGACAAAGCATCACGTCAATATCCTTAAAATGCTGCTCGTAAGCGGGAACAACTTTAGCTAAATCTTTTTCGAAATCATTGGGGACATTATGACTCTGGGCAATTCCCTGGTAAGGCTCAAATTTTAAGGTAGGAAGAACGCGCCGAATTTCTACTCCATCAATCTTAAAGTCCGCAGGGAAACAATCTAACACAAAAAGGACGGCTTCATAACCATGACGAACAAGAGATTTAAGCTGGTAATGAACCACGTTGCAGGGGGAATAAGCATTATCCCAGCTCCCAAAAGTAGTTAAGACTCCTATCTTCATATCTTATCTTTTTTCATTATATCGTCACCATTATGAAATGTCAATACTCAAATTCTATCCCTGGCCCGTAAAACAACTGTTTTTCTTTTGGTCGCGAGGCATCAGCCCTAATCATCGGGTCTTCAGGGTTATTCGAAAGGAAACGAGGGTCACGCGTGGGAATTGCCGTAACATCGTAAGGGGTAAGTGTCCGACTCTTAAATTTTTTCCAGTAAGGAGATTCTTGAGGCTTTGCTTTAGGAATGCCAGAAACCTTACCAGGGACGACAATTTTTATGGCCTCTTGCTTTTCCTGTGGGGTCGCTAGACCGTCATCTACCTGTGGGCGAGGACTTTCTCCGTCTTGCCCCAAAAAATCCGCCAGTGGCGAACTAGGACTGTTTGGCGAAGGATTGGAAACCACGGGCGGTGATTGATCCTTCGGGGTAAGAACATATTCCACTCCGTCAAGGACGATTGTTTTCATATTTAGTTAGCTGGCGTAGCTTCTACTGGAGGAGTTACTGGTGTAGCTTCTCCTGCCGCAGCCGCTTCCACCGCTTTTGCCGCAGGCGGTTTTAACTCGTCTGCTGTTGGCGCGGGCGGTTGCACCATTTCGTTTGTAAAACCACCAGCCCCCTTACCGACCACCTTCGTCTGGGTGAAGTGTTTCCCTTGGGCAATCTTTTCCTGCTCTTTTCGTCGCACATCTAATTGCTCTTGGGTAACGACTTCTTGTAAAAACCCATAAACTTCCAAAAGATATTTGCCTACGTAGTCAGGAAAATCAAGAGTTTCTCCTGGCCCAATACCCCACAAGGCAACCTCTTTTGTTTTCGGGTCTTGAATCGGGTAATCACGAACTGCTGTATCAATAGGGTTGTGAAGAATCAAGTTAATTTCACCCCCCTTGCTCGTTGAACAACACCAACTTGATATTTTACTTTTGGTGTGTCGTCACGAAGAAATCCGTAAGTTTGAAGCAACCAATCGGCCAAGTGTTCGCCAGTAGCCTCGTCATCAACCCAAAGCGTTCCCTTGGAAACAATTTTAATTTCGTGGCCGTTATAAACAGTCTGAATTGAAGACCGACTAATATTTCTTATTAACCTTTTCATACATCAGTGTGTAATCTTGCCCTCAAGTTACGCATATTAAGCATAAATTCTTGAGGCTCGACTCTGACCTTGCGCTCAAAGTATTCCCGAATCACAACTTCAAGGTCTGAAGTCTGTCTAAAAAAGAATTCTATATGACCTGGGTCAGTCTTGTCAATCCCTATAACATCATTACCCAAACAAAGCAAAGTTGAAGCTAAATCAAGGTCAGAAGTTTTGATGGTAGCTAGTTCATCTTTATTTATCATCCCCATCATTGTACCACACCTATCTCAACAAACCAACCCACTTTCTCGTAAAACTGAACCGACAACTTACCAAGCGTTCCAAAAGTGGAACGAATAGTCTCTTCGTCCCAATGACGGTCGGGGAAATCGTCAATCACATTTATAGTTATTAAAATTAACGAGCCTGCCTTGGTGAGACGAGCCACCATTTCCGTAAGAGGGGCAAGATCACGATAATAGTTCACAAGACCAGAAATCACGATTACATCGAAGCTGTTCCCATCGTAAATATGGGTAGGAATTTGCTCTACCAAGAAGCGGCCTTGTGGACAATTTCTTTTAGCCTCCGCGATAGCAGCTTCAGAAAAGTCACAAGCCCAGAGTTCGACCTCCATACCTCGCCAATACGAGGCAGGGCCACAGGCCAAATCGAGGACTTTACCGTGAGATTTCTTGCGAATAAGACTCCAAAAGATTTGGTGGTGTTTTTCATAATTGGAGTAAGGCCTTTTCCAAACCCGATCCCAGCTTGCAGGCCGTGTGTAGTCAATCACTATTTCTGAATGGCAATATAAGCATCTATCGTTCCGCCACTAATGACAGTACTGATCCGAGCCCGAACAACTCTTACGGGGAGACCAGTAGTCGTTCCCCCGCCAATACTAACCCCAAACAGCTTACTAGCCGCATTGGTAGTTACCGTTCCTAAAGAAAGCCATGTCCCCGCGTAGCTAGAATATGGCGCGCCCTCTAAAGTCACGACTCCGCCAGAGACTCCCGTGTTCGCTTCCACCAAAAGAGCAATCTGACTCGCGTTGCGAGCGTCGATCTCGTCGGAAGTTGTTTGCGCAGCTGAAGCATCGTTGAACACCTTGTACTGCGTGTACAATTTCCCGACAGTTGTTTCTAATTGTGATTGTTCAGATAAAATAGCCATATTTATACACTTTCAAATTGAGTAACAACACGTTTCCATGTGGGAGTCGTACCCGACGTTGCTGTTTGGATATACAACTTGTTTGCTCCCGTGCCAGACCCGTTATGATAAACAATCTCCCCACCGCGCCACTCGTTACTAGCGAGAGTGTCACCGTAATAAGCAAGAGGCGTTTGTGGCAACGAAGTCACAAGTTTGAGTCTTCCAACTGGCGCATCTAGTTTATCAAAGCCTGTCATATTTTATGGCATCGTGGTCGTTGAGCTAGAACTCGTAGAAGTACTGCTCGAACTTGACGATGTAGACGAACTGGTACTGGTCGAGCTAGAAGAACTTGATGTGGACGAACTCGTTGAACTAGAACTACTCGAGCTAGACGTAGAAGTTGAAGTAGAAGTCGTCGAAGTCGCAAATTGCGTCACCAACCGCTTCCAAGTAGCCGTTGTACCCGATGTCGCCTGTTGGATATAAATTCGGTTGTCGGTGGAAAGATAAACCATTTCTCCCCCACGCCATTCAGTAGAATCAATGCGACTCTCGCCATAATAACCAGAAGGGGCGGTAGGCAAAGTAGCCACAATTTTAATTCGCCCCGTGATCGCGTCTAACTGGTCAAAATTAGTTACTCCCATATACGCTATAACTATAACTGATAAAGTCAAGGAGCGCAACAAAATGAAGACGATTATGTTATAATGGGGACTATGGAAATGATGATTAGGCGGTTGACACGCTGTGAATACTGCCGAAAACCATTAGAATTATCAATTACAAAGGGTAGCAAGAGACGGTATTGCTCTAGCAATCACCGAAAATATGCATGGAAAAAAAGGCATTGGGTGGCATATCTATCGTGGCAAAGAGACTATATTCGCAGAAAGAAATATCTCAAGAGCAACCCAACCAACACCCACTAAAAAACCCGCTCTCGCGGGAAAAACTCAAGCTAAACCTATCTCTAGGCCTAACTTGTGTAAGATGCTCCATCTCCCTTTGATCCCCAGACCCCTCTCCAATCGCTCCACCCGTAGCTAAAGCGTACTCTAGTTTTGTACAAAGCGCAGTCCGAATCAAAGCCGTGATCGTTTTTGAACTCTGGGCGAACTCTCCAGTACCAAGTCAACAAGTGATCTCTTTGAGCCAATAACCACCATGCCGTTGTTGAGGTCAAGTATTCCCAAGCCATTACTTCGAACGCGCCCTTGTAAGTATTGTAGTCATTATTTGCTGTTCCTGGCCTCAAGGTAGAATTTACCAAGATGTTCCCTGTCTTTTCAAGATCAACGGGAACTACTAACCGATCTGGCCTGCTGGTGAACTTCTGCCCCTTGTCATCAAGGAACTTCAAGAAAGCAATTCTCGCAGTTTCGAAATTAGGTTCAGTCAAAGTGATACCAGTCGAGGAAGCATTGGATTGCGCCGTCCCACCATCAGCTCGCGTGTGGGAAGTGGAACACAAAGGCTTGCCATCCCCATAAGATGTGTAGCTAGTACTAAAAGCGTTATTCAAAACGGAGGCAGCATAGTATTCTTGAGTTCTCTTTGCTGCTTTTCCAAGAGCTGCAGGCATTGCCCCGATCACGTTGTGCTGATCGTCTTCAACCAATTCTTGAGAAACCTTAAACCCTTTAGTGTATTTCAAGTGAGAGTAGGTCGTTTTGTACATTGCATTTGGGTCTTCATAATCAAGAGGCCCAAGTTCTGCTGTCTGAACCAATAAGGAAAAACCCGAAACGGCGGACTCAATTTCCTTATCCCGACCAGAGGTCTTAACTTTATAGATACGAGGCATCATCTCTGGTTCGGCTTCATACCGATCAAAGAAAACCTCCGCCAGTTCTGGCGCTAATGTGTCTGCAAATTGTGCTCTAACTGCTGGCATATTTTTTAATTACTTTTACTATAACTTATGACTGCAAATTATGCAGCCCCGCTTACTGCGATACTTCCAAATTGAGATTTAACAATCTGGAACAACCCCTTGCTAGCATTCGCATCCCCATCGGGATCAAGAGCCACTAATCTAACTTGGGCTGTCGCAGTATCGGTGGCCGTTGCCACATCTACATCGTTTTCGTCATTAGTATCGAAATATTGTAAAAGGTTAGTAGTCGCTAAAGTGTCGTCAGAATCATTGTAGAAAAGATAATTTGGCAACGCAGGAATAAATTGCACTTTCTTTCCAGCAACAGTTTGGTTGTCGGAAGCCATTGTGTAAGTATCAAGAGTTCCAGAATCAGGATCAATCCGAATTCCCTTAGAATCAACTACCCCAACCACAACTCCCGCAATACCTTCGGTAGCATCAACGACATCAACAAAACCCGAAGTATTGATTCTTATAAGATCGCCAATTTGAAAGACAATGGAGTTCTTACCAACCGCTTCCATCACAGTTGGAGCTGCGGAGCCACCATCTAAATTTTTGCGATATCTAAATCCTGCCATATTTTAAGTATAAATCAGTCTGTCAATAGTTGCAATATTTTGCAACTTTTCAAACCTGGATTAACTATAATGCACCAAGTCAATAGATGCAAGAAGATTATGATTGCGGAGCGTTCGGCTGGGCTGGAGGATTAGGTTGACCAGATGGAGAAGGCTGATTGTTTGCTGGTTTTTCCTCTTTTGGTTTATAAGTCATAACCCCCGTATCCTGAAATTCTTTCAGACGAGAAGTTACTTTATCTTCTGCTACCCCAAACTTTCCCGCCCACTCTTTTTGCTCTGGGGTTAAAGTAGTTGTTTCTGGTTGCGGCTGATTATTCCCCATCGTCGGCAAAGCGCCCATTTCGTTTTCTCTTGCTTGCACTAAACCCTCCAACCTTCCTTCCTCTTTGGCTTTTCCCATGTCAGATAATAAATAGGCATCTTCCAAAAGATTTTCTAGTTGGTGAACAGGAGCAGTCGTCACAGAACTCCCCCACTGATTCAATCTTTTTTCCACCGTCTTACGGAGTTCTTTTCTTTTGTCCGCATCGAGTTTATTGTACCCATACTTTGCTTCCACTTTTCCGATAATCTCTTCTCTGTTTCTAATGTCCAAACTTTGAACAGTCGGGTCAACCACAGGTTTATTTTCTGGCGGAGTGGCTGCAGGTTGATTAGCTGGTGGGTTATTTGCTGGTGGTTGGTTTGCTGGTGGTTGGTTTGCTGGTTGGCCGCCAGCAATTCCCGCCAAATGCTGTTGGACAGTCGTTCTTAATTGCGGGTCTTTATAAATTGCGGCAACTAAAAGAGAGGCATCTTCCACAAAAGTTCCCATGTCATTAAGTTTGCTTTGTAAGGTTTTGACTTGCTCTTTAAGAGCTGTTACATCCTCGTTCGCAGGAGGAGTCGCAGGCGGGTTAGGTTGCCCCGATGGACTTGCTGGAGGATTAGCTGGATTTGCTTCTGCCATAATGTCTCCATTTATACACGATACCACACTTTTTGTCAAGCCTGAAACTTTGACAGACTAAGAATTATCGAACATTGAGCCTAGACGGAGCGTGACCACCCGCTATCATCCCAAAAAGACGCTTTTGTTTGTCTGTCAAAGCGTGCCCGCGGATAGTCTTGTCATGCATAATTTTTTTAGCTTTTGCTTGAGACACTGGCGCTTTCATTTCATTCACCCCCCAAAAGATCGTAACCCCATCGTTTAGGAGCGTGCCACGCTCCCCACCCCTGTTCTCCTTGAAGCAACTTAGCCATTTGAATATTTTTACGCGGGTCTTTCATATCCTCTATCGAAGTGACCCCCATTTTTTTCATCGTGTTTGGGTAACGACTCATAAAGTCAGCCAAGGTGTCAGAATTTATTTGGTACGCCCCGACATCAAAACTCCCGTTTTTATTTGGAGGACTAACTTGCCGCAAGTTGTACCACGGAACTTCTGTTCCTGCGACAGCCGCCGCCCGCGTAGCATCATTGGGAAAAAACTCCCAAATAAGATTTGACAATTCTGCTGGCGGGGTAGCCACCTTAAACCTGGGTTCGACATTAGGGTTTTTATATTTTTCAGTTTCAAAAACTCGTTCAGCAGGTTTTGTTTCTTTTGGTTTTTCCTCGGCTTTAGGAATAGCCGATTCAGTCGCCCCTACCTTTCCCACGCCAGGGCCAACATTTTTTGCCCCAGCAAAAATTTCGGCTAAAAACTTTAATATCGACCCTAAATCAAACATTCTTATTTTCCTCTCCTTCTAACCTTGCCAATTCTTTCTTGGCATCGGAAACCATTTTAAGCAATAATTGCATCCCAACAGCTTGCTCGACATAGCGCACGTGTTTAATTGCAAAATGCGGGTCTTCTTCTCTTAAAGTAAAAGACAAGTTTTTAAGATTTTCCGCGTACCTGCGCGCTACTCTTTTAAGAACTTGGAAATAAACCGTGTCCCCGAGTTCCGCAAGAACTTCCAACTCTTCCAGAGGGGTTCTTACATCCTCTGGTTGCGGCAAAATATCATCTCTTTTTTTCATATTTTTTACATTGCTCCTCCGCGTCCCGTAAAGTCAGGTAACATTTCGCTTCCTCGCATTTTAGCAGGCATAACAGCTTTGGTTGTCCCCTGCATAATTCCCGCCGATTCTGGGGACATTCCCCCGCCAGGAACTCCACCACCCTGCATCATTGCCATCCCTTCTGGAGTATTAGCGGAAGGAGGGGTCGTAACCGCTCCCTGCCCCGAGGCGTTTATTCCCCTTTGTCTTCCCTGTTGCGCGAAATTTTCATCAGTCACATGGTTAGAAAAGTTCTGCAAAATTTCTGGATTTTTGCCCACAGTTGCCTTAAAGCGATCAGACCGCATAAACTCCACGTGAATTATTGTGTGCTCTGGGGGAGCGTATGGCGTGCCAATTAGGGGCTGACCATTAAGCATCATCTGATTTTCCTGGTGAGCATAATCCATCGTCTTGGCAGGATCAATCATCGGCGGTTGGGCTTGCCCACCCGTCGCCAAAAAGTCTGCTGGGTCAAAATCATTTAACTCCATAATCTTATCCGCTCCTTTTTGCGGATCGTAATATCCCCTTTGGAAAGCCGCCATAATAATTGGGGTTTGAAACAGCTCGTTAATTTTCTGTTGCATCAACGGCTTGCTTAACGGGAAAGTTGGTTCGGCCGTTAATTTGTAATTAAACACGGTAGCCGATGGAGCAAGCAAATCAGGCGTGACCATAAAGAAATTGTCGCCGCGCTCGTCTAAAACAGAGACGTCACCGTTATCTTGTCGCTCTAACTTTTTATTTTTAGTGACAATCGTCCGATACTCCATTTCATAAAAATTTCCGCCTTGACGCAAAAGCCGACCCTCCGAAGCCAACCCTCTAATTTTTAGCAATTTAGTCATGGCATCATTTCCCATAATGCTCTGGATTTTCGGAGTGCGATAGTACTGGAGGATATTAGGAACACGAAGCCTGACCTGCTCCATCAAAAGCGTCCGCGATAAAACCCAAATCTTCATCTTCAATCGCTTCAAAGTGGCCTCCTTCAAAATCGCCGACTCCGTTGCCGTTGAAGTACGCGGGGAGACGGATTGTGCCCGATCATCAACGCCAGTAACCCGCGTTCCGTCTTCTTTCAAAAGAGCTTCTTCTTTGTAGGCCGAAGGGTTAATATCCCCATATTCGAAAGCCTTAACCGCATTCACATCATCCACATAAACAGGCTTCATCGGGGCGGGAATTAAATCTTGGTCAGTTAAAGTTTCCCGATTAGAAACGAAAATCATTTTGTAAATATCGAGTTTCTGACGATCAAGACGCATTCGGCGATTGGTCGTTAATTCATCCTGAATAGACTCTAACAATCCTGGCTCGCCCTTCCCGTAAATACTCCACGGGTCAACCACATCCTGACCAGAAGCAAAAGGAAGTTGCTTGTGTTGGTAAGGGTTGGGCCCAATATAAAAAGGAATATCGTTTGCCAAGACAACTAAACAATCGGGGTTTCTAATCCAGTGCCATAAAATTTCCACCTGACTTTCCCGATCTACTCCTATCGGGGGTTGATAAAACTGGTAGTAAGTCGTGTCTCCGCCTGGCTTTACAAAACGGCAAAGATTGTATTTATCCCAACGTGAATTTAAGAAAGTGTTTCTGAAAACATCAATGTGCATGATATAACGACGAATTGCATCTTGGGCTTTGTACGGGCCCGTATTCACACTTCGCGCTTGTGGATCAAACCAAATGTCCCACAAATTAACTGCCTCGCCGTAACAATCATCAAAGTCAAAAAGAGTCGCTTCCTTGTATTCTTCCCTTCCTGTTTTATTGTTGTAAGAAACAATTTGCTTAACGGCGCGTTTATCTTGCCAGTAATACTCCTGCCAAACCGTTGAACCTAAAACCAAATTTTGCTTTATTGCCTTGAACAATTCCATGTCCCCGTATCCAATATCCCAAGTGTAGTCTTTGACATAATTCAAAACTGTGGCGTGGGGAACATATTCTTTTTTACGCGCCTGAACACGGGGTTGCAAAGTTTGATCGATAAGTTCTGACAAAGCCGATTCCACAACCGAAGTGGTAAAAGGCGGAACGATATTGGACTGCCAATCATCTAACGACTTGGGCGGTCTCCAAGCCTCATACTGCTTTTGGTGATTGTCCCATTGCGTCTCCCGATTATTTTGTTGACGCGATTGTTTCATTAACTGAAACCGCTTGTAAGAATGCTGTTTCCAAAATTTTTGCTCATCGGTCAAGTCAACCAACGACAAAATTTTGGCGTTCTTATTCTCGTAAAAGAAATTATGAGCTACTGCCATACTTCTAGTATAACGCATTTACTCAAATAAAGCGTCTCCCTTATGTCCCCATCACGCGGGGTAACGCGGAAATCCACTCCGCCCTTCCCTCTCTTGACGTTTGGCGGGAGGATGAGCGATCTCCAAAATGTCAGCAAGCGCGTCTGCCACATCATCAGTCTTTCCCCTGGGGAAACGACGCAACTCCACTTCTAAAGCAGTTATTTGGCGTACGCTTCGAGAATGAAAAATTGAACCAACAGCATAACGAGGTTCTAGCGCCTGGATACGCTCTCCCTTTGATTTGGCATTTACGCCCGCGTGTTTTAATTCTGTAATTGGCAAAAACTGATTTCGTTCCCGCATCATCTCACGAGCAAAGAAAAACAAAACTTTTTGATAAGCAACGGATTCAATGCCGATGGTCTTTGGTTTCCAAAAAGAATCTAACTCAAAAAGCATGTCGATAATTTCTTTTGGTTGCATCCGTTGGCGAATAATATCGCGGACATACCAGTTATTTTCCGCGTCCACCGCCACCACCACAAAAGCGGTATAGTCCACATCAAGGTTACGAGAATTAGGATCGTAAAACGCGGGGTCGACCCCAATGTAGTGGATTAACTCTTTCCCTTTTAAGTCGTCATCTTCATAATACTTCCAGTCATAACGGAAAATCGATTCCGTGGAAGGAACGGGGTCGTTAAGATATTGGGCGGAAAAATCTCCAATCCCTTTGTTGAGCAAAGAGTTTAAGTGCTCGCGACTGAATTTGGCAGGGAAAATAATTTCGCCGCCGTTAATTTCAAAACCGCCCTGGGAATTTTTGACAATCTCGTAATCCCCCTCCACCGCCGTTCGGGTCATAAACTTATACTCGTAATGCTCGGGGTTGGTCTCGTCTAAAATCCAGCCATACAAATCAGCCTCGTGCCACCGCGTCCCTATAACCATCAACTCTCCCCCAGGTTCAAGCAAATCAAGAACGTCCTTGTAAAAAGTAATCACATCGGAAATCCTGTCAGAAGTGTGGATGTTTTCTCGGTTCACAAGGTCGTCAAGAATGATAATGTCGTAGTGCTGGGAAACAAGGTTGCCGCCAATACCAAAAACCGTCACCGTCGCTTCTTTAGCTTCATAACTTTCTTTTCGTTTAACAGTAATTGCGTCTTCGGCCCACTTGGACGCCCCCGTTGTCAAATCCCCGAACAGTTCAACAAACTTTTTGTTTTTCTGTAAGTGGTCTTTTATTTGCGACAAGAAGGTGGCGGCCAAAGGATAAGTCCCGTTGGCAATCAAAATTCTGTTTTTGGGATTTTTAGCGATGCTCCAGAGAGTGTACCCAATCGTAATAATCGAAGATTTCAAATGGCCGCGAGGAAGAAGAATTAGCTTTTTATAATCGCGATTATCCTGCACGAAATTACAAAGGGGACGATGTAACGGCTCGTAAATATCTTTCCACCCAATAACCTCTTTGGAAAATTCCCAAAAGTCCTGAAGAACATACCGCCGTTGAGCCTTTATGAAAACGTCATACTGGCGCTGGGTCTGTTCCAGAAGTTCCTGCCTTATTTGAGTCAATGGTTCGGCCATGCGCGTCAATTATAACACCACCCGTCGCCATTTTGTCATCGGGAGAAGGAGAGTCTAGCAATAATCCCCGTTCTTTATCCATCGTGTTTTCCGCTTGCAAGGCCAAAGTGTAAATTCCCGCGTAATCTAAAACGGGCTCTTGGGTGACAAGCATCCCCTGGTGCATGACCCGCCCGTCAGGAGTGGCCACCACCAACAAAATACCGTCTTTGGTGGCAAACGAATGCCCCTTGATGCTAATACCCCTGCCGTCAGTCACGACTACATCCGCCGTCCAGCCCCTCACCCAATCCAACACCCGCAAAAGTTCGGCCAGACTCTGCGCCAAAGTCTCTTTATAGCTCTCGCGAAACTTTTTCTTTGACTCCAGCCGATTTCTAACTTCGTCAGCTTGCGCCTCCTTCTGCTTAATCTCGTCTTTAGCTTGCTGGGCAGCGGCAATTAGCCCTTTCGGACGGTCTTCCTGCCCCGCCTGCGTCACCTCATAGGTTTCTTTTTCCTCTTGCTCTAGGGCTTTGCGACGGCGTTTAAGAGGATCGGGGGTGGATTGGATTTCCGCCTTTTCCTTGCTAGTATTGTCCGTGCGGACGAAAAATTTAGACATTGGGAAGGTAATGGTTTGGCGTGTAGGAAGAGTGATTAACCCATGTCCTGCGCACAAAAGTAACTAACCAATCGGCAACTCTGGGATCAGGCAGAGTCCTAATCTTGCAGGTCGTCTCTTCGTAATCTCCTGCGTAAATCTGATAACTTTCCCAATTTTCCACGAGTTCTTGAAGAAAATTCTTTAGCGAGGGTAAATTCTTAATCGCTTCCTTTTCCGCCTCGGAAGAATTGAATTTGTTCTTATAGCGCCGCCAGGGGTGGTCGGCCTTGGGATGATAAAGTTGTGATTTACCGTTCATAACGAAAAAATAGGACGACAAAACTACCTGCCCAATAGCTTTATCATCCTATTCTTTAGCGGGTACGATAAGAGCCGAAGCCCTCAAGCGAAAGGAGGTGAGTCCATCAGCAATCGTATCCATTACGATTAAAGCAAACAGGAGGAAAATTGTCAAGGGGGATTTTCACGCTCCTTGGTAAGCAGCGCTTTGTTGACGCGAGCCCAACTGCCGAAAATTCATACACCAACCATTCTCCACGTCAATCGACCCATAAACCTTCTGGCAGGTAGCAACTCTTGCTCTCGGCCGCCGTTCCACAAAAGAGCACAAACAACACTTCTGCGGGTCAGGATTGCCACGGCAGGCGTAACCAGCTTCGTCTTTGCTTTCTTTCACGCCTGTAATTCTCGCACCAGCCTCTATCCCTGTCAATATAACCAATCACGGTCAGGCACGACCCCCCTAAATGTTCCAGCCCGCGCGTCGTTATCTGATAGCGACAATTTCCGCATGATTCGCCCTGGGGAGAACCCTGTAAGCAATAGCCTGCTTCCCTGGGAGTAATTCGCAAACGCGCCCGCACGAAGGATTGAACGAGAGAGTCGTTATAAACCTCTTCGCTTGCGCGTAAAAAGGCCTCGGCAAAAGCCACATTTATCTTTTTCATCTATCTGCTTGCATTATACCCTTTTTCAAAAAAAATATATCGCGCGAAAATTTACGAAGGCAAAAGACCAAGACTCTGTAAGCGGTGGCAATTCGGACAGAAGATAATAACATTCCCCTCGCAATAACCCTTTTCAGGGATAATTCTGTGCCTGTCACACGGCCCTTTGTCCCAGCCGCAAACAGAACACTTGTCGTTGGGGACACTCTTATGTTTGAAAAATTCAGACGGTGACACTTTGGAAGAAAAAGACATCCTTCTGTGCATGTCACAAAACTTACTGTACATTTTCTTCCCCATATTGGGGCCGCACTTCATCAGTCCCTTGTTCGCTTGAAGGCGGGAACATCCTTCGACCAAACAAGACCCGCGAATAAGAGATGAACCATTAGCTCTTTGCATTCCACCCTAGTTATAACACATGTTGGGTGTAATGTCAAATTTTATCTCGCAGAAATTTGAGGGGTCTCATTGTCATTTTTTGGGGGGATCATGGGGTGTACCCCCCCTCTCTGTATGCTTTCCCCTGCCCCATAAGCAACACGCCACCACACGCACAAACACGCTGACTATAAGCCTAAAAAGCAAGCAAGCACGCAGAAGCGAAGCTAGCACGGTTCGTAAAATAATCATTTAGCGACACGGAAGCAGTTGCTTGAAGCTATCTCGGAAGTTTATCAAGATATGCTTTCGTCTTGTTGGTAATATCCGTGAGATAATTCTTAACCTCTCCAATGCTTTTGTCTTGGAGCATAATGACAACATTATCTACGCTCGGTGGCTCTTCGCGTTTGACGCCTAAAAGCTCTTCAAGACGCTTGAGGATATTTAGAATATCCGAAGCTGTCACCTTAGCTATCGGAGCGTTCAATAGCTCGTTATACTTGCTGATGACAGTATCTAAAGTGATATCATGTTTGGCTAGTAACCTCTTTACCTCTCTTTTGATATCCTCTCTTGGCTCGTCTGGCTTGCTTGGCTCGTTTGCGAGCATGGCACGCCTTGCTTGCTGGCTAGTTATAGCTTGTTTGCCATGAGCTATAGCGGAAGTCTTTATTTCCATTGCTTGATTATAACACGCTTGACTAGCTAACACGCAAAAAGATAAACACGCCAACGGGATAAACACGCAAAGCTAGTTTAGCGAGCTATACTAGCTATCATGTAGATAAACGAGGCTGGGGCGTCACCATTTTGGGACGGGGGAAAGTACCACCGCGGCCACTTCTTGCCCATTTTGGCCACTACACGCCCCCGCCCCTGCTTGCCCA